AAGTCGGCCACGCTGAGCCCGCGGAAGCGCAGCGTGCGCGCGGCATCCACATCACGGTAGACGATCCCGAGCGACGCGCTGTCGTAGGAAGTCGCAACGTCGTAGAGGACCGCGAAGCCGTCCGCCGACTCCACAGCAGCCGCGCCCGCGCTCGACGTGACGACCACGACCTCCGCGTTCGACAGCGACCCGTCCGAGTTCCAGACGATGCGACGCACCTCGTAAGTGCTCGCGCCCGAAGTGAAGATGCCGAAGTAGAGCGCGAACTTCGTGCCGATCGCGATGACGCGCGGCTGCACTCGGATCTTCGTGAGCAGCGTGTTGAGCATTCCGCTGATCGTCACCTTGCCCGTGGACACCTCGGTGAACTGGTAGCGGATGGTGTTCAGCCCCGTGGAAGGGTCCTTCGTCTCCCACGCGGAGAACTGCACGTCCCCGATGACCGCGGTGTCGAGGTTGTTCGCGTAGAGCGGGAGCCCTGCGCCGGGCACGCTGGCCTTGGTGAGCATCGCGCCGTCGCGGCGGGTCTGCATCGAAGCGCGCGTGAAGACGCGAGCGCCTCCGTTGCCCGAGGACTCGACGGGGAGAAGCTGCACGACGCCCGAGGGAGTGACCTTGTAGTTCCCGCTCGCGCACTCCAGCACTGCCTCGCCCCCGTTGACGAACGCGCGCTGCGCGCTGCTCGCCGCCTCCAGCACGGAGACGCTCGCGAGCGTCCGGCTCGCCTGCCCGCCGCGGGTCTTGACGGTGCTCAGGTCGTCGAACTCCACGTCGTCCGCGACCGCGAGCTTGCTCGGGATGACGAGGAAGGGGTCGTCCTTCTTCTGAAGGCCGCCCGACATGTTCAGGTGAACGAGCTGCTTCTGGAGGCTCATGAAGACCTCGTATCAAATGAGATGCCGCTCAGACAGAGGCTCAGTCCGCCCGCGGCCCCGTTGTAGGAGATGAGCCCCGTCGAGTCGATGACGATGCTGCTGAAGCCGCCCGTCGTCCACAGGCCGAAGACGTGCGACTTGAGCGGGCGGTAGCCCTGCGGCAGCACGGCGATGGGTGTCAGCGCGCCCGCGGTGCGCGCCACGACGCCTTCGAGGTGGACGCGCCCCCACGGATCGCGCCGGTACGAGCCCAGCTCGTAGGGACTCCCCGTGTGGCCCCAGGTCGAGTTGAACGTGAGTTCTTCCCACTTCTCGCGCTGGACGTAGGGCTGGAGGAAGCGGATGACCTCGCGCAAGGGCACGAAGAGCAGGTCGAACGCTCGCTGGGTCGTCGGGCTCTCGACGCGCGGCTGTGCTGCGTCAGGGAGCGGACGGTCGCGGTTGGAGCGCGCCATGCGTCACCAGAGTACGTCGAGGTCCGTGAGCATCACGTCCACCACCTGCTTCGGCGTGGCGAGGTCGCGGTTCTCCTTGGCCTGCTGAATTTCGCGCTCGATGCGCTCGCGCTCCGCGACGAGTCCCGAGACGGGAGACTCTTCCTTGAGCAGCGCCTGAATGGCGGCGTCGATGACGATGTATTTCTCCCAGCCGTTCGGGTAATTCACGGTGGACGCGCCGGTCGTCAGCGCCGTCGCCTCGGGGATGTAGCGGATGGTGCCCGCGAGCCCTGCGGTCGGGATGGGGTAAAGCCGCAGGTTGCTCCCCACCAGCGCGTACCGCGGGAGCGCCTCGGGGCGCAGCTCGCGGAACGTGTTGCGCTCAGCCTGCTCGTACCGCTTCAGCGAGCGCATGATGCCGTGGTACTCCAGGTCCACGCCCAGCAGCTTGTAGAAGTCGCTGGGGAGAGCGAAGTCCGAAGACGACGCCGTGGTGAAGGACGACGTAGACGAGACGTACTCCTCGCCCATCGCATCTGCCACCAGTCCGTGAAGGCGCTGGTGCGCCTCGTTGATCCACGCATACAGCCCCGTCGCCGAGTCCGCGACGAAGCTGCTGCCGACCATGTCCGCACGCTCTCTTACTCGCGCGACGAGTGATGTGAGCGTGACGGACGCCATCGGTTAGAACCCCGCGGGCTTGGCGGCGGTGTCCTGAAGCACGAGCGTGATGAGCAGCTTCTCGTCGGTCGAGAGGTCCGCCGCCACGCCGCCCTTGAAGATCGCGATGCCGACCGTATGGTTGCTGGTCAGGTCGGTCTTCAGCACGACCTCCCAGTCGTCCTCGGTGGTCACGTCGATGACCGAGAAGTTGGCGTTCAGCAGGCCCGCGAACTTGCGGTTCAGCGTGATGGTGTGCAGACCGACGCCCGTGCGCGTGATGGCCCACGGACCCTTCTGCGAGGTCAGCGCCGAGGTGGCCGCGCCCGTGCCGCGCCCGTGGAGCGTCACCACGCCGCCGAGGTTGGTGTACTGCTCGTCGAAGAACGTGTTGATCGTCATGTGTTTTCTCCTGAGAGTGAGTGAGGGGCCGAGCCGAAGCCCAGCCCCTCAGATGACGATTACGTCGGCAGCGTCAGCACCATGTTCGCCGCAGGCTTGTAGCAGAACATGTTGCCGTAGAAGGCCATGCGGCCCTCGAAGCGGTCGGCCTGGTACTCGCGGGCCATGCCGCCGTCGCCCGCCGCGTCGCCCTTGTTGACGAGGTCGCCGAGGTGCTTCAGCTCCCACGTGTCGAGCTGGAGCAGGCGCGCGTAGCCGACCGGCGCGTTGCGGTCCGCGTACACCTTGACGGTGCCCTTGGGGCCGCGCAGGCGGATGGACTCGAAGCCGATGTCACCGACCGCGGTGTACTCGGCGTCCACGCGCGAGCCGAGCGCGAGCTTGAGGTTCTTCTCGTCCGTGAAGGACGTGAAGATGTGGCCGGGCGATCCGCCTTCGCGGGCGAGCGCCGCCAGCGCGGTGATGTAGCCCTCTTCGGCGGCGAGCGCCGAGATGTCGAGGCGCTGACCCGCGAGGCGCGTCACGTCCACCGAGCGGTCGGTGCCCCAGAACGAGTCGCCGCCGGTCGGCGCGGTCACCGGGTTCCACGCTTCCACGCCGGCGATCTTCAGCATCGCGCCGACCGCGGTGGTCCCCGCCACGGGGCGGTCGCCCTTGATGAAGAGCCAGTCGCCGGTCGCCGCCGTGTCGGTGTTCGCGGCCACCACGAACGTGCCCGCCGAGCGGTTGACCGACGAGACGACGCAGCCGGTGCCCGAGTTGCGGAGGATGGCGGTCTTCGTCGAGCCGGTCGAGACGACCAGCTCCATGCCGACTTCGATCTGCGCGATCGCGTCGCCCACGGTGAACGTGGTGCCCGAGACGTTGGTGAGCTGGCCGAGTTCGCCGAGGCCCGAGCCGTACACGTCGCGACCGAAGTCGTTGTTCAGCGTCTGGAGCGTGCCGTCGATGAGCTGCGTGGCCGCCGACAGGAACGAGCCCTTGTCGCCGCGCGAGGCCAGGAGTGCCTCCTGCTCGATGCTGTACGTCGCGTAGTTCTTCACGCGCGCCACGGTGAAGTTCACGTCGATGGCGACGCCGATGTCACCCGCGATGCCGGTCGCGACGTTATTGATGCCCGCACGGCTCTGCGCCGTCGCGAACGCGGCGCTGCGCGCCAGCGGGTTGCGGTAGGTGATCGCGTGGATGTGCGAGCGCCCCGTGAAGCCGCCCTGCTTCGGCATGAGGGCGAACAGCGGGTTGTCCTTGTACACCGCGTTCTGGATGGCACGCGAGGTGTAGACGTACTTCAGCAGCTTGTCGATGGTGGTAGTCGTTGCAGCCATTGTGAGTCACCTCTGCGGCGACTCACGATGGAGTGCCGCGGTTATCCGTCGAGGTCGGCTTCGCGCCCTTCGATGAGGGCCGCGAGGACTTCCTCACGGGACTTCGGAACGGGTCGCACCGCGGCGGGTGCCGTGGTGTTGGAGTTGGTCAACGTCCGGGGACTCTCCGCTCCGGTTGAAGGCTGTGACTCGGGGGCCTTCTGCGGGGGAGTAGATGCAGAAGACTGGAAGCCTGTCAACACCTTCTGCCACCGCTCGGCCTCTTTCTTGAGCTTCGCCTCATACATCTCCGCACCGAGGAACACCGTCTCCTCGAAGGTGTCGCCGGGCGGCTTCCCGTACTGGGCGATGTGGTCGAGGATGACGCGCTCGACGCCCTCGTACTCCTCGGTCTTGTTGACGAGGTCGAACTTCGCGTTGCCCCTCAGCAGCTCCTTCATCTTCCCGATCCCCTGCTGCCGGGAGACGTTGAGGCGTTCTGCCTCACGCTCGGCCTTGAGCGCGGCGATCTCCTGACGCAGCGCGTCGTAGTCGGGGTTGCCGGTCGGCTTCTCCGCGGGCGGGGCCTCGGGCTTCTCGCCCAGGAGCGCCTGCGTGTACTGCGCGTGCGTGAAGCCCGCGGCGGCGAGCACGGCGACGGGGTTGCCCGAGGCGCGGGCCTGCGCGAGCCGCTGAAGCTCCGTGGGGGAGAACGCCTTGCTCGCCTCGACGTAGGGGCGCGCCGCCTCCTCCTGCTTACGCAGCGCGTCACGCTCGCGGGCGATCCGCAGAAGCGCGGGCTCGTCCTTCGGCGCGGCGGGCGGGGGCTCCGTCTTCACGGGCTCCGAGGGCTTGGCGGGCGGGGGCTCGATGATGCCCTCGTCCTGAAAGGCCTTCGCCAGCTCTTCGGGGGCGATCTGCGACGGCGGGATGTACGGCGCGGGGGTCTTCTGCTCGGTTTCAGCCACGTTCTCTCCGGGTGTGGTGGTACTTCAGCCGCCGACGACGGGCGGGACGGTCGGGATGATGGGGGGCGGGACGTTCAGCGTGTTGGTGATGTTCGGCGCGCCACCGGGCGCGGGCGGCGGGGCCATGCTCGGACCTGCGCCGGGCGCGGGCGGACCCATCGGACCCGCACCACCGGGCATCGGAGGCGGCATGGTCATCTGCACCTTCTGCGCGGTGGCGTTGTCGATGAGGTTCCGCAGGAGCGCGAGCCGGTCCTCCGGGCACCCGCGGTGACGGGCGTAGAGGTACGAGGCGGTCGCGCGCTGGATGATGAGGTCGAGGTTCTGGTACGGCTCCAGCGGCAGCAGGCGCGGCTCCTCGTCGTCGAGGATGGCGCTGATGGTTGCGTCTGCGTCGTCGATGATGGCGTTTCCGAGGTTCGACTCCGCTTCGATGTCGGGGAACTCCAGCAGGCGCTGCGCGACGGGCTTGTCGATGAAGCCGTCCTGCATCATCTCCTTGACCTTCTGGTACTTCGCGCTCGGCGTCTGCGGCAGACTGCTCGCGGGGAACATCTGCATGACGTAGTCGTCGCGGTCGAGGCTCACCTTCGCCCAGTCCACTTCGAGCAGGTCGCGCCGGCCCGGCACGAGCACCTTGTACCCGCTCCAGCCGTACTGGCGCGTGATGAGGTCGATGCTCAGCTCCGTGTAGTCCATGAAGAACTGCTCCCAGTCCTGGTGCTGGGGAGCGAACCGCTCGGACTCGATGTCGCTGTACTCGCGGAGCGCCACCGCGGCGTCGAGGCCCGCGGGCTTCTTCGAGGCGGCGCTCAGCTCGCTGATGCCGCACTCCTGAAACGCCTGCTGACGAAGCTGGATGACGTAGTTGAACTCTTCCTGCGCGATGGCGTTGCCGTTGTCCACGGTCGGCTTCTCACCGACGTACTGCACGATGTCCCCGCCGTCGTTGTTGGTGAGGTGCCCGGCGACGACCTTCGAGCCGACCTGCACCCACGTCCGGCCCTTGCCCTTGCGCGCCATCTGCTTGCTGATGGACCGCACGGTCTTGTTCAGCTCGATCTGGATGGGCTGGACCGTCTCGATGACGCCCTTGCCCCAGTACCCGGTCGTGCGCTTCTTGAAGCGGTAGGTGACGAAGGGGAACTTCTCGATCTTCCACTGCTCCGAGAAGAGCACGCATCCTTCGATGGCGATGATGTGCTTCCCGTCCTTCGCGCCATCGCCGCTGGGCAGGTGCCACGCCTCCCACACCTCGATGGTGTTCTCCACCACCTCGGCTTGCGCGTTCTGCGCCTCGGACATCTGCTTCTTGCCCGCGTCGGCGATCTGCATCGCGTACTCGGGGAAGAGTCGCGTCAGCACGTCGCGCGAGACGTACTTGAGACGCAGCATCTGCCTCGGGCTTCCGTACTGCCCGTCGAGGTCGTCGATGAGGATTTCATTCGGCAGGACGCGCTCGCACTCCAGCTTCTTGCCCTTGGTGGCGTAGACCTGGAGGAAGCCGGTGCCGAACTCGCACCCGTCCACGAAGACCTGCGGGGCCTTCTGGTAGATCTTCGTCTCGTAGAAGAACCCGCGGTTCCACTTCTCCAGCGCGCGCCCCTTAAGCTGCATCGTCCACGAGCCGCCCGAGGTGATGAAGCGCACGGCGGGGCGATTCTTCGTGACCTTCGCCTTGAGCGTGTCCACGCACGACGCGCCGACGTTGAGGCTCATCATGCCCGTGCCCGTGAGAATCTGCCGCACGATGCTGCCCGCCACCTCGCGCCCGGTCAGCGCGTCGAACTCGCAGTTCTCGTAGAGGCGCGCGTGGCGAATCATCGCCGCGTGTCGGTCGCCCGCGTTGTTGAGCAGCGACTCGCCTACGTCCACGACTGCCTGCGCCACCTCGTCGTGGCCCTCAAGCTCCCACCATCGAGGGCTGACGACGCCTGCCTTGATGAGCTTCGAGGCGGGCTTCTCCTTGAACGTCCGGGCGCTGCGGTAGTCGTCGGCCATGTCACTTCTCCTCGTACTCGGGCGGAATCGCGTCGTGGACGACCCCGTACATTTCGAGCTGCTCTTCGGCAGTCAGACCGTCGCGGCCACGCACGCCCTCTTTCACGAGAACCTTCTTGACTTCCGCACGGTTGTCAACCTGCGGTTGAGCTTCTTGCGGCACGGGGCCGAGCGTGATGTCCACGGGTCCGTGGTCGAACGTGTCCGTGCTGATCTTCGCGATGCCCAGCTTGCGGCACTCCGCGACCAGCTCCTCAAGCGTCTTCATAGTTCATCCCCTCTTCCCACCACTCCGTCTGCGGCGGGGCTGTGAGTGCTTCTTCGTCCTCGCGCTCAATCCGCTCGTCGAGCGTCTCCGCGGGCTTCTCGACCTCGAAGTCGATGTAGTTGAGCGCGTAACGCCAGCTGTAGAGCGCGCTGTCGCACAAATGGTTAGGGAAGCGAGGGTCTTCGGCGGGCGGCTTGCCGCTGTCGGGATCCCAGTTCGGGTCTTTCGGCAGTGCGCTCAGCTCGCCCGCGTACTCGCTGCCCTGCTGCACGCGCAGGCGGCCCGAGAGGAAGTCGTCGTTCATCAGCCGAACGTGCTCCAGCTTCTCGGACTTCTTCGCGGGGAGGAACACCTGCGAGGTGCGGCGCATCACCTGCTCGACGTACATGAGCCCGCCGCCGCCCGTGTCGGCCACCTTCGCGATGAACTTGAAGCCCGCGGCCTCCCACTTCTCAATCTGCTCGACGACCTCTTCCGCGCTCGCCTGCGGCTTCTTCCACTCCGCGGCGTGGTACAGTTCGCGCCGGTTCGGGTGCCAGCCCCACACAAAGAGCGCCATGTCGTCGCGGGAGCCCAGGTCCCACCCGAGGACGTGCTGCCACCCCGGCCCCCACGGCTGAACGTCGGTGATGGAGTAGCTGTTGCGCCCGTCGTTGAACTTGTAGAAGAGGACGCCGTCGTCCTTCACCCACTGCCCGAGGTACTCGCGCACGTAGGTGGGCGTGTCGAGCGTCCAGTTCCGCTTCTTCCGAATGGCCGCGAGTTCCTCGCGCGCGTGCGGGAGGTGCGGGTTGTCCACGACGCTCCAGCGGTGGCACGACCAGC